TGTGGCTCACCATCGGCGAAAAGATCGCCATGTTCACCCCGCAGGAATGCATGAACTACATGACCCACTGCGGATACGGACACCCTAAGTGAAAATGCTCTAGCCGCCGACCATATCAGTCACACAACAGTGACCCGTTAGGCCGTGTTGGGAATAGCGCCCGCGGGTCCGTTCGGGTGGTACGGCTGCTCTCTGACCTCACTCCCCGGCGCTACGCCACGCACGCCGACGGCGCCAATGGGCGGCTGCCGCGCCGCGCCCATCGTCGGGTGATCTTGTTCTTCTGCCCAATCCTCGCTTCGTCCTCGAACCAGACCTCTATGTCGCCGGGATCGAGGCCACGTTCCCGCGCGATTGCCGCTAGTGTCGCCGGCCAGCTTTTTTAAAACCTCAATGGCGTCTGCGGCCTGCGCGTGATGCCGCGGCCGCGCCGACAGCCTGCGATAGCCCATCGCACGCAGTTCCCGGCTGAGTGTCTGCTGCGACACGCTGATCTCGTATTCATCCCACACCCACTGGCACAGATCGATGATCCGCCAGCGTACCACCCATACACCGCGGGGATCGGTCCGCTCTCAAGCATCGCCACCAGCGGCGCACGGTGCGTCACGTTTAGGCGTGGCGCCTGGCCCGGCGCTTTGCGATCCACCAGACCCGCCGGCCCCTGCGCGTTGAACCGCAGCACCCAGTCACGCACCATCTGCAGCGTCACGCTGCCGATCGCAGCCGCCTCCGTGCGACTGGCCCCATCGTAGATCGCCGCCAGCGCCAGCAACCGCCGCACCTGCCCAGCATCCTGGCTCGCACGCGCCACGCTCCGCAGCCGCGCGCATCGAAGTCTGTCCTCAGCGGGATGGCCATCGCGAACCTCCTGTGTTTCCCGCCTACCAACCAAATCAGCGCCGCGTCGGGGAAGACCTCAATGAGTCGCGCTCAGCGGGGATTGGTATTAACCTCCCGTTTACCCACCCGCGCCACGCCTCACCTCTGACGTCGATATCATACATCTGCAACGCTGGACTTAGCTCGGCATGTAACACTGCATCCGCTCAGCCGTCCCCAAGCTGAGCAGCGCGTGCGGACGTTTTGGCAGCCTTGCCTCGGCGTCCGCCCTCTCTTCAACCCGCCAAGTCACCCTTCACGCTGTCCCTTCTCTGGCACCATCCTCCAAGTAAAGCCGTGAGGCGCCAGTGGCAGGCGCTCGTTTCGCAGCAATTGGACGGGATCGCCTACCACGGCGACAAATACGTTCAGGAGAATGTACGCGTCGGTGGCTGGTGCCAAGTCGCCCGGCAGGCAATCTTTATCGGCTGTCATGATAGCAAAATGGCATACGACGGTGTATGACTGGCTGATCTAGATCAACCGCCGCCGCGGGTTCCCTCTACTCACCCATGCGGTGAACGCTTGTGTCTGTCCGGAAACAAGTTGAATCTTTAGAATCAGTTGACGTGCGGACCGTGAACCGGTTGAATCTCTTGTGATTCTCTGCCCGACGCTGATTCGCGAGGTGCCGGATGTGGACGCCAGAGAACCACCGCCGCTACGACCGTAGTGGGCTACGCTATGGGAGTGATCTGACCAACGATGAATGGGCCGAGGTCGCGCCACTGATCCCGCCCGCCAAACCGGGCGGCAACAAGCGTTCGGTGGACATCCGCGAGGTGGTGAACGGCTTGATGTACATCCTCAGCACCGGATGCCAGTGGCGAGCGATCCCGAAGGACCTCGCACCACGCAGCACGGTGTATGATTACATGGGCCGCTGGAGCTGGGATGGGACACTCGAACGGATCCACCATGCGCTCCTCGTGAAGTGTCGAGAACAGGCTTTGCGAGACGTCAGCCCGACGGCGGCGGTAATAGACAGCCAGAACGTCAAAAGCGCCGAAAAAGGCGGGCCAATATCGATCCGCACGGCTACGATGCGGGCAAGAAGATAAAGGGGAAAAAGCGACATATCCTGGTCGACACGCAGGGACTGCTGTTGCACGCCATTGTGCACGCCGCCGACATCCAGGATCGCGACGGCGGTGCCATACTGATGGCAGCCCTGTTTGGGCCTACCCCTTTCTGTTGAAGCTCTACGCCGACGCTGGCTATCAGGGGCAGCAATTCCGCAACGCGCTGAAGGCAATTCTTGCCCAAATCGAGGTGGACATCGTCAAACGTTCCGATCAGCTCAAAGGTTTCGTGGTCCTACCTAAACGCTGGGTGGTCGAACGAACGCTCGCGTGGCTCAACCGGTGCCGGCGCCTAGCAAAGGATTGGGAGAATCTCAACCACAAGGCGCGTGCATTCCTGCTCCTCGCCTCCATCCGACTGATAGTCAGAAGGCTTTGCCAAGTCGCATAATGTTTCCGGACAGACTCTTAGAGGAGAGTTAGCCTAGTGCCGAAGGTCACATTACTGCTGGGTCCTATTGCGTTTCATGACTTCGAAGTCCCCGCAAGCATCAATATTGGCGGAGCCCAGCGCCTAGCAATTCATCGCCTGCCGGGCGGGACGCGTGTGATTGATGCGTTGGGTCGTGATGATTCGGATATCTCGTTCTCTGGGACTTTCTCCGGCCCTAATGCTTCCGAGCGCGCCCGCTCGATCGATGAAATGCGGGTGGCGGGTGCTCCTATACCCCTCACGTGGGATGCATTCGGTTATTCCGTAGTCATTAATAAGTTTGAGGCAAGTTATCGGTCCGGTTGGTGGATTCCATATCGCCTGTCTTGTACGGTGGTGTGTGATGACGCGAACGGCACAATAGCGCCGGCGACGTCATTGGAGAGTGACGCGCTTTCCGACGTCACAACCGCGTGCAGGTTCGCCACAGCTGCAGGGCTCGAGCTAACGGAAGCGCAGAGCGCCGCTGCCATGCCCGACGCGGTCGTTAAGGGAACAGCTACGTATGCGTCGGCACTTATCGCCCTTGCGAGCGCTGACGCCATCATAGAGACCGGCATATCGCTAGCCGAAGCTTGCCTAGAAACTGCTTCGTGGTCTCCCGACAACCTGGGGCCAACCGCGGCCGCCGCCTTGAATGGAATGGTGTCTGCGGCTCAGCAGATCAGCGCGCTAATTGTTGCACAGGCTTATATAGGGCGTGCGACGATCAATGCTATTAATGCGAGTACCTGACTGTGCACACGATCACCATAACGGGTGGAAATCTGTTTCAGATAGCCGCGTCCGAACTCGGTGACGCTACTCAGTGGATTCGGATAGCGCAGCTAAACAATATAACGGATCCAATGCTGATCGGCGTAGTGACGCTTACGCTCCCCGACATCGACCAGAACGCGGGAGGAGGCATTGCCCCCCAATAAGACGCCGTGGGCGCAACGTTTTCCTCTCGCGCAAATCGTAACCAACGGCCGATCGCTTCCCGGACTTATAGAAATCGAGGTCACGTCCAATAGCCACTTTTCAGCGGACACGTTTTCGGCGTCCCTTGCACTGAATGCCGGCGCGCCGTACGGAAGCACCTTTTGGTCTTCCAAACAAACGATAGGGGTGGAAGTTCTATTTAGTCTAGACGCCTTGTCTTTTGTTACCATGTTTATTGGCATTGTTGATACGGTTTCTATTGACGTTTTCAAAGGCCTAGTTCACATTACCGGGCGTGATTTGTCTGCACAGTTGATCGAAGCCCACACTGAAGAGACATTTTCTAATCAAACATCTAGTGATATCGCCTCATTACTTGCAAGCCGGCACGGACTTACCGCCAATGTGGTACAAACCACGACGCCAGTTGGCAGATACTACCAGGATGGGCACGATCGCCTAACACTTGGTCAGTTCGCTCGGTCGACGACCGAATGGGATTTGTTAGTGTTCTTGGCATTGCAAGAGAGTTTCGACATTTCGGTCACGGGCACAACGCTTAATTTCGTCCCATCAAATAACGCGACAAGAATTACGTACCTTGTTACACCAGACAATTGTCTTGACATTAAACTTAGTCGGCATTTAACTTTGGCACGAAGCATCGAGGTGACTGTCAAGAGTTGGAACTCGCGCCTGAAAAGCGGATTTTCCCAAACAGTGACAGGCGTGGGCAATGCGGATCCCAGTATAGGTGGGATATCTAACCCACAGCGATATCTGTTTGTGCGTCCCAATCTAACAGCAAACCAGGCATTGAATTTCGCTCAACAAAAACTAAACAACCTTACCATGCATGAGCGGGTCGTCGAGTTCGTCGTACCAGGTGATCTTTCCACAACGGCTATTGGCCAATTAGTGTTGACAGGCACCAACACTGAGTTCGACCAGGCGTATTATATCGATCTCGTTGAACGCCGCCTTAATCTGAATGAAGGATTTATACAGCAGATAAGGGCAAAAAGCAGCAGCCCACGGACAACGTCGACCAATTGAATTGATACCGCCGGAGTGATTACGAGTCGGACGATGGAACGCATCTTGAACATCATCAAAGCGCACGCGGAGTCGCTGGATTGCGCAACCGGTCAACCGCGGTTTGGTGTCGTGACCTCCGTGGATACCAATTCGGGATGTGCGCGGGTAACTCTCGAGCCCGAGGGAGTTCTGAGCGGTTGGTTGCCGGTTTTATCCCCCTGGGCAGGGGCCGGTTGGGGGCTTGTCTGCCCGCCATCTCCTGGTGATCAGGTAATGGTGCTGGCGCAGGAGGGAGATGCCGAGCAAGGGGTGATTATTGGCGCTGCGTTCAGTACCGCTCAATTGCCTCCAGCAGCCCCAGTCGGGGAGTTCTGGCTTCTGCATAGTTCCGGCAGCTTCATCAAACTTCAGAATGACGGGACCATTCGCATGAACGGTGATCTTTATGTAAACGGCGATGTCTACGACAGCCACGGGCCGCTTTCCGGCCTTCGCGCGCATTACGACAAACACACCCATATCGACTCGCGCGGCGGGACAACGTCAATTTCCAACGAGCAGGACTAAGCCGCGTGAACGACATCCTCCACATCTGGGCATCTGATCTAGCCACAAATGCGACGGGAGATCTTGCGGTAGTAATGGGGACCACTTTGGGTCAACAAAGAGTGCTTCGTCGGCTGCTCACAAACCGAGGGGATTACATCTGGCACACCAATTATGGGGCCGGCCTGGGAGGTTTCGTTGGTAGTCCGGCAAACGAGACGCAGATCATGGCGATAATTCGGAGCCAAATATTCCTTGAGCCTGCCGTCGCGCAGACGCCCGCGCCGGTCATCAATGTGCAGATATCACCGGCGGACGCCTTGTCGGCTGTATACGTAGATATTCGGTATACCGATTCATCGAGCGGTCAGACCCAAATGTTGACGTTTTCGGTAAGCGCCTGATCATGCAACTGTCGCTACAGACGTTCACTTCCTTGATCCAAAATATGGCCGCAGCGGTGCAATCCGCGGCAACGCAGTTATTGGACCTCACAGTTGGCTCCACATTGCGCGCAATTCTGGAAGCCAACGCATCCGTGGCGCTGTGGATGCAGTGGTTGATCCTTCAGGTCCTCCAAATGACTAGGGCGGCTACAAGTGTCGGGGCAGATCTTGACAGCTGGATGGCCGATATGTCACTAAGCCGTCTTCCTGCCGTATCGGCTGTTGGGTTAGTTACGTTTTCTCGGTATACTGCGACTGCGTCTTCGGTCGTACCGGCCGGCGCTTTGGTCCGGACTGGGGACGGCACGCTTACATTTGTGGTCACCACGGATACGACCAATTCAGTATGGAACGCTGAGCTCAACGGATATACCGTCGGTCCTGGGGTGAGTTCTCTTACGGTTCCAATCGTCGCACAAATGGCTGGAAGCGCAGGGAACGTCCTAGCAAACACCATTTCGCTGATAGCGACAGCGATGCCTGGTATTGACTTGGTTACCAATCCGGCGGTGACACAGAATGGTTTGGACGCTGAGTCCGATACGGCGTTTCGCTCGCGTTTTCAGAACTATCTACAGAGCCGGTCACGCGCGACTATTAGTGCCGTTGGATATGCGATTAGCAGCATTCGACAAGGTTTAGATTTCACGATCACCGAAAATGTAAATACTTCCGGCACCAGTTCGGTCGGATACTTTGTCATAACGGTCGACGATGGTTCGGGTTATCCGCCTTCTTCGCTTCTTTCGACTGTCTATGCTAGCGTCGACGCCGTTCGCCCTATCGGTTCCGTATTTTCGGTGCAACCACCGAATGTTATTCAGGCGAACGTAGCTTTGGCGTTGTCAGTCGCGTCGGGAGTTACGAGCTCCACTGTCGTGTCGATCGTAGCAGCTGCGATTGCTACCTACATAAATTCCTCAAAAATTGGCGATTTATTGCCACTTACTCGCCTCGCCCAGGTCGCCTATGATGCCAGTAGTGCAGTGATTAATGTTACGCAACTCACGGTAAATGGTGCGGCCACAGATCTTGGTCCCGGAGACGCCGGGGTTCTCAAAGTCGGAACCGTGTCGGTGAGCTGATATGATCGGTGACCAAACCGATTTCCAGCGGCGGTTGATTGCGGTGCTGCCCACGAGTTGGTTTCCTAATAGCACCCCAATTCTCAACACGCTACTTGGCAGCCTCGGCGCTGCATGGTCGCTTATATACGACCTGTTGCGGTACGTCAGGTCGCAGACCAGAATAACCACGGCCAGTGGCATTTGGCTTGACCTGGCAGCGTGGGATTTTTTTGGCTGGAGGCTTCGACGGAGGCAAAATGAAAGTGACAATGCGCTGCGCCTTCGGGTCATGCTCGATATGTTTCGTGAACGCGCCACGCGTTCGGCGGTGGAATCCGCCTTGTGGGATTTGACGGGGCGAGCGCCGCTCATATTCGAGCCGGCCCGGACAAGCGATACCGGGGGATATACGTCGAGCGCGGGAGAAGGTGGGGGGATTGCGTATAATGCCGCGGGTGGCTGGGGCAACCTGAACCTTCCGTTCCAGTTTTTTGTAGCTGCCTACCGACCCGCAGACGCAGGTATCGCATTGGTCGCAGGTTGGGGCTGCCTTGCCGGCGGTTACGGGGTAGGCAGCGTCGAATATGGATCTTTGGATATGGTTGAAGCCCAGGTCAGCGATGCCGAGATCTACACGGCCATAAAAGAGGTCCTTCCGGTCGCCACGATAGGTTGGACCCATATCACCGACTAGCATTTGCAGAGAGTCTCATGGACAGAACCATCGTCTATCCCGGCAGCATTCCGCTCGACACCGACCTGCTGTCCACCAACCTCAACGCCATGGTGGCTCTGGGCTACCTGGCGCGGGCTGTCTTTGGACAAACCGTAGTTGCGGACGGTCTAGTGTGCAGCCCGACCTCTCCGGCCTCGTTAGGAGTGACGGTCGGGCCGGGGTGCCTTACGCAATTTACGGTTGTTGACACTTTTCCATATGGATCTCTGCCGGCGGATACCACCGATTCGCTCCTGAAGATGGGGATCAATATATCACCCACGAGCTTCACGTTGGTATCTCCGACGACATCTGGTCAATCAGCCAACTATTTGATAGAAGGCTCGTTTCTTGAAACCGATATTAATCCTATCGTGCTCCCCTATTACAACGCGACGAATCCAGCGCAGCCGTATAGCGGGTCCGCAAACTCCGGCGTCGCTCAGAACACGGCGCGCATACAGCGGGTACAGTTGCAACTCAAAGCCGGCGCTCCCTCACTGACAGGCCTCCAACAGACGCCGGTAGTGGATGCCGGGTGGGTGGGTTTGTACACGATCAGCGTGAGCTACGGCCAGACACAAGTGTTGGCATCCGACATCGCTGTGTCGCCGACCGCGCCGTTTCTTACCTGGAAGCTCCCGCAGCTCAAGCCAGGTTTTGCGTCTGGCGTGGAAAGCTTTGTCAGCTCGGGGATGTACACTGTTCCAGCGGGTGTGACACAAGTGGAGGTCGAACTTTGGGGCGGCGGGTCCGGTTCGTTCGCATCTACTGGCAGTACCCCCAGCGGGGGGGGAGCCGGTGGGGGATATGCTCGTAAGCGGATTGTGGGCCTGTCGGCCGGCCAAGTGGTCCCAGTAACAGTCGGGTCGGGCGGCAGCAGTGGGACCACGGCGGGAGGTGTGGCGACCGCCGGGGGAACATCGAGCTTTGGTAACGTGAACGCAACAGGTGGGGGCTTGAACGCCCTGGCATCTGTTTTGAACCCACTTAATGGTGCGACGCCGGGCGGCGTGGGTGTGGGTGGGGATGTGAACATCGTGGGATCATCAGGGCAGGCGGGTGTATTAAATCAGGGAGGTCTAGGGGGAGCAGCACCGATGGGTGGCACACAGAATAGTGGTACGACAGGCGTCGCGGGCAATTTTCCCGGAGGAGGCGCCGCTGGAGCTGGTACCGGCGCCAATAGTTCCACGTCGTACAATGGAGCTCCAGGCGCGTCAGGCTTAGTCGTCGTCAGGTGGTAGCAGCGACCAGCTACTGGGCACGTCATAATGAGCGTGCGGGAATCTGCAATACCTCGGCGAGCTGGTCTCCGTGCGGGCATGCGCAATGATTCGCGGAGTAGAGGCAGTTGTTTTGTGACAATTTGTGCCGTCTTTTGTCCGGACCGTGTTGCAGCACCTCGATTTTACACGTTTGTAGATTTCCACTGAGTAACATCGGTCTACTAGTAGATAAAGTCCGACGTTTGAGTCCGATTTGAGATTCCCCCGGCATCGCGGTAGCGCGAGTCTGCCGGATGCGCGCAGGTATCGAAGTTCAAGTGAATGCCGCGGATCGTATCTGGTTGGATGCGATCGCGGCGGTCCGAAACGCTTTGCAGAAGCGCGTCTGGCGAGCACAGATCGTGTTGTTGACGGCGGACGACTGCGGCACAGCCGAGATCATGCGTGATGCGGGTGTCAGCAAGACAGCTGTGTGGTGCCGGCAGAAACGCTTCATGACTGATGGTGTCCCCAGCTTGTTTCATGACAAGACCCGCCCGTCGCGTATCCCGCCGCTGCGAAGCGCAGACTGTCGTGCGCGTCGTCGCCGTGACGCAGCCCGATCCACCCGATGAGGCGACACACTGGACCGCCGCCATGGCCAAGGTTCAGGGCATCTGCGTCAGCTCGGTACAACGCATCTGGCGACGGCACGTTTGCAGCCGCATCGGACGCGTCTGTTCAGGCTGTCCAATGATCCGCAGTTCGCCAGCAGGCGGCGCGAGATCGTCGGGCTCTACGTCGAGCCGTCGGCGCATACCGTCGTGCTCTCGATCGATGAGAAAAGCCAGATTCAGGTGGTCGACCTCACGCAACCTAGACTGCTGCTGAAGAAGCGGCCCTGCGGCACCATGACACACGACTACATCAGGAACGGCACCCCCACGTTGTTCGCAGCCCTCAACGTGTTGGACGGCAAGGTCATCGGCCAAAGTGTGCAACAGCATCGGCACCAGGAATTCATCCGCTTCCTCAACACGGTCAAGGCAGCCGTGCCGGCCGGCAAACTCATCCACACCATCGCCGACAACTGCGCCATCCACAGGCATCCCAAGGTCCGTGAGTGGCTCGCGCGCCATCCGCGTTGGACGCTCCATTTTGCGCCTATCTCCGCTTCTTGGCTCAGCGCCGTCGAAGGCTACTTCACTGGGCTGACAAGGCGACGGCTGAAACGCCGCGTCTTCCGCTCCATCGTGCAACTCCAAGTCGCCAGCAACCGCTCCCTCGCCAAGACCAACGCAGACCCACGGCCCTTCCGCTGGACTAAAGACCCAACAAAATCATCGCAGCAGTCAAAAAAGGGCAGCAAGTGTTAGAGGCTATCCTATAATGCATCCAGTACTTCCGTCGACGCGCCCATTTTGATCTAATACGAGAAGCGGTAGGAGTCTGCGATGCCTACACCAGCAATCCATGTGTGGAAGCCAAGCGGTGCGAGGTCCGTCACCATTGACGGCTTTGTTCCTGCCCCACGCGGTTCGAATGCGGCGGCACCCCGATTGTTGAATTGGCCGACCAAAGATCCAGGCGACACACTGGACTATGAAGTGGACATATCGCCCGCGCTCGTAGGAAATAAAGGGGACTCGATAGCAACGATCGACGTAACAGTTTTCCCCAACAATCCGGGCGATCTGTCCGTTAACAGCACGACAGCAGATGGGACACGGTGCGTTTTTTGGCTCGCAGGAGGACAAAGCGGCACCGTTTATACGGTGACCATTATTGTGGGAACCGCGAGCGGACGGACGATCCAGCGAAGTGTGCTGGTGCCCGTCTTGTTTCTGTCGGTTCCGGCGACCTCCCCCGATGCGCTCGAGACGGACAGCGGGACAGTCGTTACGGACCAGAATGGCAGCCCTATATTGTTAGCCTCATCTTAGTGAACAAACCATACGTGACATCCCGTACGGATCACACGACCACGTCTCACCGAAGCGTTCTGCCGCGGTATTAGCGACGGTCTTTTCTCTAGGAGCCCTACCCAAGTATGCCTACGATTGATCAGCTGGCACCGGCGACGGCCGCGTCCGACACAGATGAGTTTATGGTCAGCCAGAACGGCGTCGTTCGCTCCGTTACTCGGGCGCAAGTGCTGGCCGGCGTTCAGCCGGAGTTGTCTGTTGCGAGTGGCACGTTACTCGGTGGCCCCAGCACCGGTTGTGGTGGTCCACAACAAATTGGTCTGGGCGCCAATCTAACACTCGTTGCTGGGACGCTAAGTGCCATCGCAAGCCCTTTCATTGTGGCAGCGCTTCCCGCAGGGAATGTCCCCGCCGCGGCGGATAGCGTGCCAATAGGGCAGGCCGGGACTAACGTCGCTGTTTCGTATGCACAGTTTGTGAGCGGCCTCCCCGGCGTTACGAACGTCGACGGTTCACAGTTGCTGGTGGTGCCGACTAGCGGCATCGGACCGCAGCGGTTGGGTGATTTTGCCGCAAGCACATTGCAAAAGTCCGGCGCCACATTGACCGGTTCTTTTGGTTTGGCCGGGGATCCATCAACTGCACTACAGGCGGCGACCAAGCAGTATGTGGACGTGCGCGTCTCCCGTTCGGGCGACACGATGACGGGGTTCCTGGTGTTGTCCGGCGACCCTACGGTCGCGCTCGGTGCAGTAACCAAGGAATACGCCGACCGTCAGATTGCTGGATCTCTCTCTACGGTCGGTGGTACGATGATCGGACCTCTGGGTCTGGCCGGTGATCCGACGACCGCACTACATGCGGTTACCAAGGAATACGTCGACTGTCGCGTGCAGCGGTCGGGGGACACTTTGACAGGCCCCCTCGTGCTGGCATCTGAGCCTTCGGTTGCAATGGATGCAGCTAGCAAGGAATATGTGGATGCCCGTGTGTATCGTTCGGGTGACACGATGATGGGGCTGTTAATGTTATCCGCGGACCCCGCTGTGCCTCTCGGGGCTACAACCAAGCAGTACACTGACAGTCAGATTGCGAAGGCTCTACTAGCTACCGGCGGTACGATGATTGGCCCCCTGAGCCTATGGGCCAATCCAACGACGAACCTTCAGGCGGCACCCAAACAATACGTCGACGAGCAAGTAGCGAGCGCGCTTCCGCTGACCGGTGGAGCTTTGAGTGGCCTACTTCTACTTGCTGGTGATCCTTCTGGCACGATGGGGGCTGCAACAAAACAGTATGTAGACTTCCGGGTCGGCACGGCGCTGCCTCTGGCCGGCGGCACGCTCGCCGGTCCTCTCTCTCTCCCAGCCAATCCCTCGGCCGCATTGCAGGCAGCCCCAAAACAATATGTGGATGCTAAAGCCGCGGCCTCGCTATCGCTGGCGGGCGGCACGATGTCGGGCGCTTTGACTCTAGCGAGTTCCCCGTCGAGCAGTTTGCAGGCGGCCACTAAATCCTATGTAGACGCCAGAGTACAAAGGTCCGGCGATACGATGACCGGACCACTTGCCATGAGCCAGCCGTTCACCGGGTCTGGCGCACCCACACTGATGGCGGCAACGCGCGCCCAAAGCGCGATCGGTGACAGTTCCGTTGTTAGCTCGTCTATGACGCTTGCCTTTGCGGGTGGTTTGGGCTCATCGAATATAAATACTTTGCTTACGACTAACGTTGATAGCAACCTCGGCTCCAATGGAGATGCTGCTGATGGACCAAGTGTCGATGTGTATTCATTAGTAAGCTACTTAAATTCCTCGGCGTTGCGGCCACTCAACGCATCTCCGACTGCTGCCCGACATTTCTCGATCCAGTCCGCGCCGACTCGGAGTCTGCCACCTGGCGGTATACCCGCGGGTCGGCAAATGGCCGGGCTCTGGGGTCTATGGTTGCCCATCGTCGATCAGACTAATTTGCCTTCGTCGGTTTCGAATTCTTTGTTTGGGAATGAGACAGATCTTCAAGCTAACAATATCGATGACGCCAATTGCCGAGTGGGTCTTATGCTATCCGCCACGGAAGCAGTCCCGTTGGCATCGGGTGGATACCCACTCGAATGGGCATATGGTATAATAACTACCACCAGCATGACCGCGCAATTTAAGTCGATGGTAAATTTGCGAGGCAACTACTGCACCGCGGTCATTGACACACGCAATGCCTGTTCGAATGGCGCCGCTGGCACGCCACCGGCGGTTACCGCTTCCCTATCGAGCCCGACTACAGGTATACATGTCAGTAATGTTCTACCTTTTACCTCCTCTGGTCAGCATGATCTACCAGTCTCATCATCCAATGCGGCACAGGTAAAGATAGGATCCGGTACATACGCGCTGACGGGATATAGTTTTGACGGCCCCGGCCTACAGTCCGGGACCATCACGCTTTCGACGCCTGTCTCCGTTGCGGATGGAACGACAGGAAATTTGGTAACTAATTCCAGTCGTACAATATGGCTTGCCACGGGACAACAGATTGCATTCGATTATGATGGGGCAACAACCGCCTTTTATGACTCGAGCATCGGCGCCCTCCGTGTTACGAGTGCAATTTCTGCAGATGGAGGTTTGCTTTTTGACCGCAACAGTGCCACGAGTTTGATTTGGAATAGCACTGCGTTTAGTCCCTCGGGGGGGGCATACTTGCAGGGCAACCTAATGGTTACTGGGACACTCTACACTCCGAGCAGCTTTGTCGCGGGCGGAGCCACCAATTTGGTTGGCCCCGTTACGGTGAACGACACCATGTCGGTATCAGGCGCAAGCTCATTTCAGAATTCTGTGTCGATGAGCGCAGGTCTAACAATTTCCTCCGGCACATTAGTCACCAACGGCAGCGCGTCAATCGCCGGCAGCTTATCGGTTGGTGGCGGGACGATCGGGTTGCCCACCCACACAGTAACGGCTTTGCCTTTGTCTACGGTAGGGGCACTCGCCTACGCGACGAATGGCCGGAAGACTGGCGAGGCCGCAGGCGCTGGCACAGGTGTGTTGGTCATTGGGGGAAATGGCAACCAGTGGATATCGGTCATGAGCGGAACCACTGTTTTAGCGTAGCGGAATGATCTGACGTTCGCTACGGTTTCCATCGCGCGAGGCGCTTATGCCGACAATTGGTCAATTGCCTTCACTGCCCTCGACTGACCCAGCGGATGAACTTCCGGTAAGTCACGAAGGGACCACGCGGTCCATAACCGTTGGCACGTTGCTGTCCGGAATGCAGCCCGCGATTTCGGCACCCAGCGGTACACTACTTGGGCGCGTAAGTCTTGGGCCTGGCGGGCCCGAATCTGTCGGCATCGGTGGCGGGCTTCGTCTGCAATCTGGGGTCCTTGCCGCGAATGGTGCAGATCATGCGAGCTTTCCGCGCCAGGTGATCCTTGAGCCGTCTGATCAGGCTGTAATCAGTTCGGGCAGCACGCCCATGCTGCTCGATCTGTCGCTCTTACGTGGATTGTTTTCAGCCGGTAGTAATATAATCATTGATCAGGCTGGAACGATTTCGGCAGTGCTCGGCGAGCCGTCCGGCAATGTTGGCGACTCGGTCTATAGTATAACTGACCTGCCAGTTGTTACGACGGTATTTTCTACCGATCTAATTAGTATTAATCAAGGGGGCACCGCGGATTCCATCACCTATCTGAACTTTATGAACGGGCTGACCATCAAGGAGGCGCAGTCTGCCGTCGCGGCATCTGACAGCGATATGACCTGGGTGGCGCAGGGCAGCGATACAATGGTTTGCCAGACATTTGGTGCGATATGGGCTTGGATATTGTCTAAACAGCCAAGCTATAAGTACCCAGTCGTTGAGATAATGACCGATACCGCGCTTGACGGAACGATGCACAATGGCAGGATTCTAGTATGTAGCCAATCGATCACGTTGACACCGGTGTTCGCTAATATGGGCTCAGGTTTCACATGCAGCGTGATAAATCTGAGTGGTGCTACTGTCTCCTTTGGTACAGGCATCATCAGTTCGACGGGGGTGTCGGTTTTGCCGGCGGGTCTCTCGTGCGTGATGCAGGGCGTGTCGTATTCTGGAGGCAACGTCATCTATGCGTCGGTCGCTGGTGGTGCAAACTAATGTGTCCTGGCGATACCGGGGGCTGTAACCGGCCTCACGATCACCGCGACGTCGAGTAATGCAATCTCGGCGGCTTGGATTGCGCCCGCGTCGGGGGGCGGTTACAGGCTATAGTGTATAATTTCAAGCGAATGGATCGGCGATTTTGACTACAGCAAGTTTAGTGGCTTTGATACGATTACATATATTATGAATCTTCAGCCTGATGATACTTATCAGTTTGTAGTTTTGCTGTAAAAACCGCCGAAGCCGGCCCATCGTCCAGCGTCGTCATTGCGACTACCGCCGCCACAGAGAGTGCTATTCCCGGCCAGGTCATGGGACTTATGGCCAATGCGTCGACCATTTCGACTGTTTCGCTCACCTGGTCGGCGCCCTCTGCTGGCACTGCACTGATTAGCTACACGATCAACTATCGGGTAACAGAGACGACCACGTGGATGACATACGTGTCGGACGTGTCGAGCACAGCTAGAAGCGTTACGGGACTGTCTGCAAGCACCAGTTATGAGTTCGAGGTTTTTGCGTCTAGTGCTTCGGGATCGGGGACTCCGTCGGTCGCGGTTTTTCAAAGCATCACCACAGCCAGGACATCGGTAACCGCGGTCACCTGGAATCTTGCCCCCTCGGGTAGCTACACACATGGAAGTGGATCAACTGGGGTGAATGCTCAAATAGCTCCGTCTGGTGCTCTGGTTCAGTTCGGATTTTCGACTTCGCCGACGGTTCCCCCGGCCAATTGGACCCAAGCACCTAGTGCCTTGAGTCGTTCATAGTGCGGGGTAGAGGCGCTTCAGCTTGATGCGTGCCTCGGCGGTGGTGAACTGCCAGTCGGCCTTGGCGTGGTTGTTGTTGCGATCGTCCTCCCAGGCGGTGACTTCCTCGATCAGGGTCTGCTTGTCCGGGATCCGCCGATCGAGGCATTGGCTCGACACCACGCTGAGTTCCGATTCAGCCATGTCCAGCCAGCTGCCGT